TGAACAGAAGGAATGGGATAGAAGGTAGAGCCAACAATAAGGAAGCACCTGCTAAAGCTAAGTTTCCTATACCTAGTAAAACCTTCGCACCACTCATGTTTTCTAAACCTTGAGATAGGTTTTCAAGGTTTGAGGATATTTGGGAGAGTGGGGTTAAACCTATGAACAGAAGGAATGGGATAGAAGGTAGAGCCAACAATAAGGAAGCACCTGCTAAAGCTAAGTTTCCTATACCTAGTAAAACCTTCGCACCACTCATGTTTTCTAAACCTTGGGATAGGTTTTCAAGGTTTGAGGATATTTGGGAGAGTGGGGTTAAACCTATGAACAGAAGGAATGGGATAGAAGGTAGAGCTAATATTAAAGCTGGGCCTGCTAGGGCTAGATTTAAGATACCTTGTGTAACTTTTCCACCAGCCATAGCTTTTAATCCTTCACCTAAACTTGTTAAATTTTCTTTGATACCTTTACTTTTACCTGGTTCCATTTGATCACCAGCTTCTTTTACTTTATCTTTTGGAGCTTTTGCAAATCTACCTTTAGCATCTCTAAATCTCCCTTGAGCATCTTTAGTTACTTCTTTTGCTTTATCTTTTTTACCCAATACAGCCTCTTTAAGAGCACCACTTCCTTTACCTGTGGCTAAATCCGCAATTCCTTTTCCAAGACCTTTAACAGTATCAAATGATTCTTTAACAGTTCCAGCAAATTCTTTAAAACCTTTAACTGCTTTGCCTATTCCTATCAAAGCTACAACACTTGCAATACCTATTAAAAGAGGTTTTAATAATCCTACATATCCTAACAATTGGAAAAACCCAGAAACAACTCCAGCAACCCCCGCTAGGAAATCAGCAATAGGTTCTACAATAGGGGCTAATGCTTGTTGTATTTTTTGGATAGATTTATTGAATTTTTCAGATGCTTCTTCTTGTTTTACTTGTTCAAGAGTTTGTTTTTGAGCATTTGAAAGAGCATCTTCAGAAAGGTCCATTGTAGCTTTCTGAGTAAGCAACATTTTAGATAATTCTTGTCGATTCATACCCAAAGCTTTAGCTTGTGCTTCTTGCTGGATACGATTCATTCGACTAAAAGAGGCAGCTGTAATACCTTGGTTTGCTAACTCTGTTGCTACTCCTTCTAAATCATTATCTAATGCTAATTGTCTAGCTTTTTCTAAGTTAAGTGCTTTACCTGTCAATAATTCTGCTTCTAATTCAGCAGCAATTGAAGATTCAAATTGAAGTAATGAGCTTGCAATTTTATCTACATCTGATAAACTCATTCCTAACCCTTTAGCAGCTGTAGCGGCTGCACCTAATTTTTCAGGATAACCTGCATATGAAATTGCAATTTCTTCTGAGGTGTTAGCAACATCTTTTAATATTGTACCGGCACCAACTGCTGTTTTATTTTGTCTATTTGCGGCATTTACACCTTCAATAATTGCTTTATTTTGGGCTTCAATATTCCCACCATTAATTTTAGAGAATTTAGCTAAATTAGCTGCTTCTTTAGAAGCCATACCCATCGCCTCTACCATTTCAGCAGCTTCCATAAGATCTTCTGGTTCAAAAATAGCAGCAGCATTTTGACCTAATTCTTTAGTTAACTCACTAGCGGTTTTAATATAATCACCTAATGTAATAAAGTGAGTATTGGCCATAGCGGCCTGAGTAGACATTGTATTTAGACTTTGTCCAGTTTGTCTTTGAAACTCTACATTCGCTTTATCTACTGCAGTAAACCCTTTAATAGCGGCTGCAAATATAGTTGCAGGATCTGTAATGGTTGCAAAAGCATTTTTTATTGCTGATCCCATCCCAGCAGCCATTACAGTAAATCTATTACCTTCTTCCTCTCCATTAGCTATCTTATCAGATAACTCTTGCATATCCTCTGCAACTTGATCCAGTTTAAATGCTTTCCCAAAGTCTCCGGTTAACGAAGTAAGACCTTTAATAATCCCACCGGAAACTCCCATTAACCTATTGGATTCTTTTCTCTTTGCAACTTCCTCATCAATAGCATCAAGCATTCCTTGTTCTGCTTTGAAAGTGTCTTTTTTAGCTCTAAGAAGAGCCATTTCTTCTTCGGTAATTTTACCTTGCTCTATTGCAGTTCTTAAAGCATTTTCAAATGCTCCCCCACTTAGGTCTAATATTCTTGTACCTGTTTGTGCTCTAACATCTTCTAACCTAACTGTTTTATCAAGTTTTGTATTAAGAGATAAAGCATTTTCTAATTGGAGTCTTTTAAATTTTGCTTGTTCTTGGAGTTTATCAAGCTGACTGTCTGAAAGACGATTTATTCCTTCTTGTTGGCCTTGAAGTTTTTCTAAAATTGAACTAAGACCATTATAGGCATCCCCAGCTTTTTTAGAAGCAGAAGCAGATTTTCCTACCTCACCAGCTAAAGCTTCTGCTTCAGCTCTTAAGTCTCGGAACTTAGCTTTACCTTCATCTAACCCATCATTAAAGTTATTAATACTATCGCCTAAATTATCACTCATTGGGTATTTTTGTTATAAATATTGGAAGGCGTCACTTTTTGGACGCCTTTGCAACATAAGTAGGAGATGTTTTAGCATTATGAAAATGTTCAGGGGCTTCAATTTTACCATCTGAATTGACTACAGTTGTTCCTTTTCCTCCCTTGCCCTGAGCTTTTTTCATCTCAGCAGCTTCTTGATCATAATGTTCCTTCATTTTATTGAAGGTAAAGTTTCTTAACCAGATAGGCATGTTATAAATAGTATAATAATCATAACCACCTTTTCCATGAAATACTATTTCATGTATTTGACTAAACAGAGAAACTCTATACTGAGGCGTCAGGCCAAAAAAAGTTGACAGTAATTGGAATATCGATGACCTCCACTCCACCATTAACTTCTACTGTTACATTTAAATCAACATCTGGTTGTACTTCTCTAACGTGTTGGCGGAATGCTCTTGCGTCTCTAGCCAGTAAGTAATTGTCTACAAACTCACGTACTGTTTTTCTATCATCATCTCCATTAACTGAAAGAATCATATATTTCATACGTGTAGAAACAGATGGATCAGCATTTTTGTTAATTTTCTTTAACCCTCTAAGTTCAGCTTCGATAGCCATTTCGTCTTTATGGGTTAAAAGTTTATATGTTATTGGGGTTCCTGAGCTGGGGAGTGTATAAGAAAATTCATTTACACCTCTAGTGATTGCTTTTTCATCAAAAACTTTATTTTCTAAAATAGACAAATCAACACTTACTTGCTCACCTTTATATTCAAAATCATAATCTTTACCATAACCTAAAATACGAGCAGCAATCATGATTGCATTTTTATCACCTACAATAAGATCATTATAATCAATTTTAGATACAATAAGTGATTTGAGAAGTTTATCTAATACTGTTCCATTTTGAATATAAGATTGGTTAGAAAGAATATCTTCTTCCTTAGCAGTCATATACTTCATTTCAATAGTACCAGATGATAGAGGGTTATCTTCGGGATAAATTAAACCTTTAGAGGGTAACTCAATTGTTTCAGTTGGAAACTTTAATTTGCTTTCTTCCATAATTTTTATTTAGTTATAACTTTATACACACATACATATACAAAATAAAAAAGAGCTTGATAAAAACCAAGCTCTTCTTAAAAATATTTGACAGAATTTTATAACTTTAATGTTGTTCCTATATACGTACATAAAAAAGAAGGGTGCTTGCGCACCCTTCAAAAAAATATAATGGTTTTTTATACGTCAAGTATTATTTTTTCGGATGAACGAACCATATTCAATTCTATTATACCTTAACCCAAGCTAAATAAGCAGGCCACCCATGGCCCTCAGTGTGGTATAAAAATAAGTTATTATTATATTTAATTAAACCTATATTATTATTAACTTTTATATCTGACATTAAGGTATCTCCTTTACCATTTAAATTAATTATATTAAGAGATTTTAAAGCTTTTAATACATTATTAGGATTTATTAAGTTTGAACTCAGATCCCATTCATCATAATTATAATAATTAGATAAATATTCAGGAGAAATTTGTTTAATTTCTAGGGGTCTATTCCCAAAATATTGAGGTTGAACTTCTTTATCCAAAACTTCATCTGGATTAGTTTCATGTCCCCTTAAAGGGTTTAAAGTATCTTCAACATTAACTTCCTCAATAGACTCTCTAATAAGTTGACGTAGTTTATATATTTGGCCATTATAACCCCCCCAAGGATCTTGATTTTCTCTCTGGATGTCTCTAATAGATTCACGAATTAAGCGACGTAGTGCTTTTTTCTGAATATTTTTCATAAATTCTTAGAAATTCAAGACTGCATAATCCATTCCAATAGTCATGTTGATAGATTGGGCTTCACCATCACTACCCCAACTAAAACCATCAAATGCTGCATCTTTAATATAGGCTCCTTTAATAATCCATTCTGAAACTATATCACCTACAGGACCTAATACGTTAATAGTTAAGTCTTTCTTATAGAAATCACTATAACCATCTCTACCAGTTACTGATTCGTGGTGTAAACGTACCCATTCCATAGTTGCTTGAGCACCTGAAGGAGTAATTGGGTCGTAAAGTTTCATAGTTAAATCTGACCATTTTGATTTACCTTTTACTTTACGTTGAACGTTGATGTGGTTAAGAACTACTTCACCATTATCAACTTTCAATTCCCCAATTTCTTGGATCATGTAAGATGGAATTCCATTTACATACATAATAAATCTGTTTTTCTGCTTTGGTTCAAAAGCGGTGAAAAATATTTCGTTTGGGTTTAATACTGCCATTTTATTTTGTGTTTATTTTTTATTCAATTATAAATATTAGCTTTTTAAATTTTTACGCTGGGAAAGTAGCTCCTGTTGGTAAAATGTTGAAATCTAAGTAAATGAATTCAGCAGTTTTGGTAGGTTGGATGTAAATCGCACCAATCAATTGGTTTCTATCAATTACATCTGCTGTATTATTACTATCATCCATTACTACCTTAAAGGCAAACAATCCTTGACGTTGTTGAACACTTTCTAAGTATGGATTAACTTGACTTAAGAATGAGTTTCTTGTAGCTCCTGTATTTTGTTCGAATACTAAGTTATCTGCTACTTGAGAAATGTATCCTTTAAGTTCAATTAACAATCTACGTACATTTACACGATCAAGTGCTGAGGCTTGTGTTTGGAGTGTTTTCTGACCAAATACTACAACTCCTCTACCTGGGAATGTTGCAATTGGGTTTACTTTACCAGTGTATAGTGTATCTCTGTTAGCTTGAGTTAATTTGCGTTCTGCTTGTCTTACACTTCCTAATCCACCTCTGTTAATACCTGCTGGAGCGAACCATGCTTCTGATGTTCTATCGTTATTAGCATAAACTCCAGGAATTACTGTTGAAGCTGGAACCCAAACTAATTGGCCTGAATCTGGGTCTGTAACTTGTAACCAAGGCCAATAAGTAGCAGCATATGAAGTATCTAAACTAGCGGCTGTAGAAGTTGTTTGTGCTACTGTTGAACCATAATTTTTAAGATCCAATACAATAATTGCATCTCCTCTGTTTTCGATATTCGAAATTAAAGTATCTAATGGGGTTGCATGAGTAGCATTTTCGTAAATCAAACCAGGGGCTGTAACTACATTAAATCTGTAATCATCTTTATTAGCCAATAAGTTAAAAGCATCTGTATAATCAGATCCTGAGATACCTTGAGTATCAGTGTTGTTGATGTTGTTGTAGAAGTTATCACCTGTTCCAGTAATATCACCAACTGCATCTCCAAATGTACCACTTTGAGCTGATGGGATTGAAGATGTGTAAGCTGCTTTAGCAACACCTGCATTATCAAAATAATCAGGGGTTTTAACATTTACTTCTTTTACTCTTACAAATCTTGAAACATTTGGATAACTACCAGTTGTTTGAATGTAAGGATCTGAAGTACCCGTACCTTGTAAGGTTTGTGTTTGGTCTCCAATTACTTTAGCAATATAGTTAGGAGATTTAGGATCTAAAGATACGTTAGTAAATGTTTCAAGTACTGATTTTGATTTTTCTCTATCATTACCTTGTCTAATTACTACCGAGAAAGTACCTTGAGCTGTGTTGGGATTAACAATTTCCCATCTAATATTATCAGCAGAACCACTATCAAGAGCACCTGTAGATCCTTCAGGACCTGTGCTATTCATAATAGTACCTTGACCAAGGGTTTCAAGAGTAAATACACTTCCTGTACCATCACCATCAAGAACCTCAGAAGAGGTAGCTGTGGTAAATGAACCTGAAGCAACTCTAGTTACCAATAATGAAGTACCTCCGTTTTGGAAGTAATTGTAAGCTGAAATAGAAGTTAGGAAAGTAAATTCATCTGATCCACTGCTAAAAGTGCTACCAAAGTTAGCTAAGTATTCAGAATAAGTAGTTACTAATGTAGGAATTCCTACTTTACCTTTTACAGTAGGTCCTACAATTGCGGCACCAGCTTGAACCGGTTGTGAGGTTATTTGAGATTGATCATTCTCTCTTGCTAGTACTCCTGGGGAAATTAGTGTTTCTGCCATTTTGTGTTGTTTTTATGATAAATATATTAAACTTTTTCAAAAATATACTATTTCGGTAAAAACTCACCAGATTCTAAAGAAATGGTTCCTTCTCCATACTTTTCCTCTAATTCTTTGGCTAAAACTAACTCTTGTTGTTGTAACTGTTGTAAATTAAACTTTAAATTTTCTTTTTTTATTTCAAGATTCATTATTTGAACCTCATTATCTCCTATAATATCAACAAGTCTTTCAAATTGTGCTTTTAATTCTTTTAACTTGTTAATTTCTTCTTCTGTTAAAACTTTTTTTTCCATCAATTATAAATATCAAAAATTTCTTACTCGTTCAATAGCTTTAAACACTTGGTCAGGAAGAATTGTTTTAGTACATTCAAATTGTCTGTCTGTTCCTTTATGTTCAGGACACCACTCCCAATCTCCAGCATCTAATCTTGTTTTATTATAACAGCTATTACAAGCATTAGAAGAAGGTGTAAATACTCTTTCACATTCTGTAAATTCACTAAATGGTGCACTAAATCCTGAAATAAGAATTGTTTTGGTTCCCAATGCCCAACTTAACCAACTTAAACCACTACCTACACCAATAAAAAATTCAGCACCCATAATATCTGTGGCTCTGTCTTCTAATGGATAGTCTCCTGTTTTATCAATTACTCCAGTTAATGTTCCTCCTAATTTAGAATCATGCCAAATATCTCCTAAAGGTTCTTGAGTAATCATTACTACTTTATAACCTTCTTTATTTAAATAATCAATTACAGCTTGCCAACCCCCAGGATGATTCCAATACTTAGCATGAGCTGAAGCATGAGGAGCAATCACTACATATTTACCTTCAATAGGATTTATTTGTAATGTTTTTCTAAATGAAAGTTTGGGTTTAATTTCTTTATAATCAATTCCTAAAATATCGGCACTACATTCTTGCAAACCATATTTTCTAAAATCATTTGGGTTAAAATTGGTGTTTATAATATTATCTTCATTATAATGCCACCCAACTTTATACATAGCATACAAATTATCAACAGGTGTTCCTGGTTTGACAAATTCAATTTCAGGGTATTCTGATTGGAACCAATCATTGTGGAATGTAGAACATATAACTTGACAATTGTGTTTTTTTCTAAATTCTTCTACATAAGGAAACCATGCTAAAGTATCCCCAATAGCTTTTGAATCCAAATGAATGTAAACACGTTTATTTTTGGCATTATATTTGTATTCAAAAATTTCACCATTATTTAAATTAGTTATTTTAATAGAAAAATTCAAATAATATTTAATAGAGGTTTTAGTCCACATATTATTTGAAATTTCAGCTTTATGAATAATTTGATTATTATTTTGGTTAATAAATTCTACTTTAAATTTAGCAGGTTTATCCCCTAAAATTTCAACAAAAGCTCCTTCAATAAAATGAATATTAAAAGTATAAGAACCTTCTTTAGGTTTTATACTTAATTTTTTTAAATTGTTATATTCTTTTATTAAAACTTCTTTCATACAAATTGCTGATAAATTTCTATAATGTCCTTACTTCTATTAAACCATGATAACCCTCTAGCGGTATTCAAAGAACTTTGAACATACCAATCCCATCTTTCGATAATATCTTGATATCCTTCACTCATATTAATTATATCACGTGGTGATCTCCAAGCACCATGAAAATCAGTTTCCATTTCCCAATTAGCTATAATAGGCATTCCACAAGCAGCTGCCTCAATCATTGTTAAATTAGGATGTCCTGCTTCTAACATTGTGGGGTGAACAAATATTTTATGAGTTTGGTATAAATTCCTTACTTGTTCTGGGGAAGGATCCAATATAAGGGATAAGTTAGAGCATGTTAATACCCAAGGATTAACATTTAACCAATGTCTATTATTAGAAGGACCTGCTATTGTGATTTTTTTACCTAATAATAAAGCTAAACCAACACCAAAATTAAATCCTTTTCTATCGTATGAAGGATCACCTGCTAAACCATTATTGGCAACCATTAAAAATTCCCCGGTTTTTTCAACATTAAAATCAGGATAATAAAAATCAATATTCACACCATGAGCAAAATATTGACATTTAGGGTGGTCAAAATAGTCAACTAAAAATTTAGCAGGCATCAAAGATTTTAAAGAACCTTCTACAGCTCTATAATTTTCTTTAAATACATAAGAATCTTTACCATAATGATATGCATGGTGATCATGAAGTTGAAAAATG